GTTTAAAGTATTGCTAGTAATGCCAGTATAGGTAATCAGTTCGCTTTCTACTAAAATCGTTCCAGAAGAAGTAAAAGAAGTGGCATCTGTTAAAACAATATCCGTTCCGGATCCTCCGGTTCCATAAGTATCATTCAGTAATGCTCCATTTAAAGTAGTAGAAACCGTTGGCGTGGTTGTTCCACCGAAAGTATTCGTACCCCAGCCATAGCCATACGTTTGAATCAGAGGACCAATTTTATAGTAAAAATCAACCGTTGAGGTTCCTCCAGAATTTGTTCCTGTCGCTGCAGATCCCATCGTAATTTCAATAGTGGATGCAGTCGGTACATCGCTCACTTCAAAAAGCGTATCTTCAAAATCTGAATCACTAAAGCCTGTTCCAGTCGGAACAGTCACAGCGTCTAATAAAATAATATCTCCAGCTTCTGCGTCATGAGCTGTAGAAGTTGTCAGAGTGACCGTGGTTGAAGTATCGGTCATACTGAAAGTAACGCTCGTTTGCTGACGTGTTGTATCCAAAGGAGTAATGTCGTACACCGCTCCTTCAAAATAAATATAAAGACATTTATTGGTTCCAATAGCGGCATACTTGTTGCCTGCTAAATCGACCCAGGTGTGTTGATCACGACCAGCGCCTATGAGATTAGAACTAACAAGTTGTTCCCAGCCTCCAATTTTTTCAGGAAAGCCATAACGAAAACGAGTGTAATCTGCATTAACCCATTTACCTTCTGCTCCTGTATCTGAGGATTGCTTGTCTAATCCTGGTACTAGTCTGATTTTTTGTAGCATACGAAATCCGTTTCCAGATAAAATATACTACATTGTAGCAGGAATCAACTATCTTTGAGAGTATTGTAGCTTAGGAATGCCCATTAAATGTCTTCCGTCGAATAGGTTCCTGCGTCCGTGAGGACCGTCCTGGTCGTTATAATGGATAAATGTTTGAGCATGGACATTGCCTTTAAAAGGTTCTCTCCAGTGCTCCATGATCTGTCCACAATAAGCCAACATGTCTCCTGGTTTCATGACCAGGGAAATACCTTTAGGGGGTTTCTTTTTAAGAACGACTTTGTTCGGGTTAACGACTTTTTTAACACCGGTCTTGCCTGATGGATCGATGAAGATTTTCCAGGGATCTCCTCCTAGATGGAGGGTACAAGATGTTTCACAACTCGCTCGGTCAAAATGTCTAACGAGCTCGTCTCCTTTTTTATAAACTCTGACGTAAGCGTAGCAAGGGATTAAGTTCCGTTGCGTAATCTTACGCATGACAGGCAGTAATTTCATTTGTAACGTTTCTAAAACAGGATCTCCATACTTGGAGAACGTATTAGGAATCTGTGGATCGTTCCACGTTCCATAAAGACCTCCTACCCCCTGGTCTTTAATCACCCCATACTCGATTAAGTGCGCAGTGGCATCTCGATGAAGCAGGATATAATTGAAGATAAAATTAGCGAGTTCTGTGGAGATAGCTCCTCGAACGATTTCGTATTTCTTCTTAGGGTCTTTAAACATAATGCTCCTTGACCGTTGGAAAATGAGGAGGTGTAACCTGGTCGATGTTTCCATCCTTGTCTCTTCGAACATGAATTTGATCCGGTAAATGGAAAAGTGCTTTAATCTCTTCGTCGTTTTTGAATTCTTTTCCTATCAAGGGAAACTCATCGGCTTTCCAGTTCGTAATAATCGTACGAATGGGATCAAGGCCAAGTTCTTTGGCAATCACCATACGGTTATTGCCAACAATAATCTTTATTTTAGACCCATACGCTTTGCCATTGTACCAGCAATAGACAGGATCTCTCATACCATGTTTTTCCATGGACGCTTTTAAAGTATCATGAAAACCCTGTTCGGTTCCATTAATAAATTCAGGTCTTTCTAGATAACTAAGTCGATTGAATGGAACTTCTAAATAAATCGTTTGGATCATATGGCTAGTGGTTCTCCATTTTTATGAATTTTTATATATTTTTTACAAGCCTCTGTTAAAGTTTTTACTTTTTCTGTATCATTAGGCCATTCTCCAGGAACCGTTTTTACTTCATATTCCTTAATACCCAATAGACAGCCTGCAATAAATCTTCTTACTCCTATATAAAGAGTATACTTGCCATCTTTTTCAGTACAGATTAAAGGATTAATGATTCCATTTTTTTTAATATCTTCGCTAAGTTTTTTCCAAGTTGGATTTTTAGTTTGGCTCATACGACCTTCTTCTGTTTGAAGAACTTTTCCTTTAAACGAAATTAAATCTTTGTGGATTCTCATACCTGTATAAAATTAAAAGCAATGGATATCCTCCAGCTCTTTTCTCCCTTTAGTTTGGATCGATTGATTCCAACGCCATGCGGAACCCATGAAGGAAACAGACACGCCATGCCTTCTTTCGGTGGATATTGTACTATTCTCCAAAGTTCTCGGGGTAGCCCTGGTACCGTTCTTGGCATCAGTAAATTAGGTCCTGCTCGTGGATCTTCCATCCAGATACAAGACTTTTGATCATCTTTAGGAATCTTAACATAGTAAGCTCCTGAAATCGTTGAGTTTGGATGAACATGATGTTTATTAAATCCATGTTGGTAATTCACGTTCGTCCACATATTACCAAGCCCAACCTTAGGCTCATAGCCCATGTCTTGGAAAATCTGTTCGACCATCGTAAACATCTGTTTGATTAAAGGTTGATATTCGGGTCTTTGATTCTGATCGGTTTGGCTGTGCCAACCGTTGACGTTCGTTTTTTCTAGACCAGCCGGATCTTTTTTCATCCAGGCTTTGATGTCTTTAAAAAGTTGTTTGTTAAGTTCTTGAGTTCCTTGCAGCTCCTTCATATAAATAGGAGTTGGAAATAGAATCTCTCGTTTAAGTCCTTCAAATTTAGTGTCGCTGATCATGTTAGCGGGGGTCCTCCAAACCAAATCGGCATTGAAATACGTGTGCCTTTTTTCACGGGTAAAACTCGATGAGCAATAAAGCTCGCAAAGAAAATAGCATAGCCCTGTTTCAGAGGCAATGATTTTTTGCTGTCGATAATTTGTAGTTCGCCTCCCTTGAATTCTTTAGGATCATTTAAAAGCGTGACCATCGTCATTTTTCGAACGGTCGGTTCTTTAGACATTTCATAGGAGCTATCAGAATGCCAGTCGTAATGATGCTTTTTAGAATACATGGTAAACTGTGCAGGCTCTCCAATTTGTAATTGATTGAAGCCCATATGTTTATTGTTCACGGTATGCATCCAGTGTTCGAGTCGTGCATAGATCCATCGAGAGTCTGGATGTTTAAAAGGAATCCAGGCAATATCGGTTCGTCTTATTTTATAATTTTTTCTACTTTTTGTTTTTTCATTCGTCCCCGTTCCTATTTCTGCATCTTGAGATGGCAGACTTCGTCCAACTTCCATGATCTTATTACACTCATCGATCGAAAAAACAGGATCAGTTGACGTTACAAGATAGGATTTCCAGGAAGGTTCTTTAATTAGGGCCATGTTTAATCTTCTTTTTTTTCGTTTGAGGTAAAAGTTCCCCGGACTGTCTAACCCGTTTTAACGTTTCAAGTTGACCCAAGACATTAAAAACTTCGGGCTGAGTGGTGCCAGGAGTAATGGTTTTTCTCATCTGTTCTAGACGGTGCGTATACGATTCTGCTTGGTGAGTGTTGACATCCTGATCGTCAAAGGATCCGTCATTAAATTCTTTTTTAAGTTTGGCCCAGCTAGCGACTTCACGCATTCGGTGTTTAGCTACGAGTTCCATGCTTGCCTGATCATAGATCTTTTGTTCCATTTCTATCTCAAGAAGATCTCGTTCTAGAGGATCTTTTTCATTCTTTATTTTTTTCTGAAGCTTTTTAATTTCAACAGCGTTTTTTCGAGCGTCAAAAGAAAGACGCATTAAATTTTCAAAGTGTGTATTTTGTTCCCTGACCGACTGCCAGTATTTAGCAGCCTTTGTTCCGAATCGATTGTCTGATAAAACGGAAAAACGCATTTCTGTTTCCGTTCGAAACATCTGCTTTTTCTTCCACGTGTCTTTCAACTCGGGAATTAATGTTTTAAATTGTTTAACATCCTGTTCGTCTAAAATTTTAGTCAGATATTTAGACTCTGTTTCTGCGACGGTTTGAATGTTTCTTTTTTCTTTATTCATTCTGTTCTCTTTTTACCTTTTGTATACCAAAAGACAAGTATTAAATCATTGATCTATATCATTAACTCGTGGTTACGGTTACTGTTGTAGTCTCAGGTACTGTCCATTCTTCAGTTGATTGATTTGCTGGTGCTGCTCCGTAGCCTCCATAACATAAGGCATTTGAAGTGCTAGGTCCTCCACCAGTCATATTATATCTAACTACCGATAAATCATTTAAATCAGTCCAAGATGTGCCGTTCCATTTTTCATTTATCACAGATGCTCCTGGAGTGGCCATTGAGAAAGATAATGCATCATTAACAGTTCCGGCACGTCCTCCTGCACTTGCTCTGTCGTTATTCATTCCTGTGATTTCAGTCCAAGATGAGCCATTCCATTCTTCAACAACTTTGTAATAGGGTGGGTTTCCGCCCATGTATAATGCTGCAGTTTGAGTTCCTGCTCCAGTACCACCATGCCTAGCTGTGTTAAAAGCTGTTATCTCTGTCCAAGTAGTTCCATCATAACTTTCAGCCAAATCTTGTGCTGGTCCTGGGTTATCTCCACCACCTATAGCTAAACCTGCCGGTACTGAACTTCCAGCACCTGTAAGATTTCTTCTTGCATCATTCATGGTGCCACCATCAGACCAAGAACTACCATCCCATTCAAAAGAACCTGAATTAAGAGATCCGCCCTGATTTCTTCCACTAGCAGATAAAGCGGAAGTATTTATTCCATAACTTCCTGCTTGAGCTGCAGTTCCTGGCATGTCTGGTCCTTCTGTCCAACATGTTCCATTATATTGTTCTGCCAAATCTCTTCGGGAACCTCCAGGTATTGCATCCCAACCACCGAATCCAAATCCTGTAGACAAAGATGCAAGAGATGCACTACCCATTTGACCTCTTCCGGTATTTAAATCTCCACCACTCGCCCATGTTCCCACTCCAGCTACCTCTCC